TGGAGATTATATTATGAAAAAATGGCTTGTAATTGGTTTAGGTAGTCTACTTGGTATATCTCATTTGGGGATGATAGGAGTTATTTCTAATAAAAGTTCCTTCCCTAAATTGGATTTACCAATAGGTCCTTATACTGCCTATACTGTGAAAGCTGATAAGGAAGGTTATACTATAAACTACAGAGCACATGATCCTAAAGTCATGGTATCTGTAGAGACTGTTGATAGACCAGCAGGGTTATTAGGATTAGGTAAGAAGAAAGCAGTAGTAGAAAAACAATACATGGCAGAAGGTGCTATCCACACTCAGGGTGAGAGTGGTGGAGTGAATGCTAAATCAATTGCATGTATTAAGAAAGTAGGTGGAGGAGAACAGACAGGTAGATTAGTGGGTGGTGGTCTTGGTACTGCTGCTGTTACTCAGACTGGTATGGCATCTATTCCTGTGGTAGGATGGTTGTTAGCTGGTGCGACTACAATGATGGGAATGGAACAAGGAGCAGAGATTGGTGGCACAATGGCAGCAGATCTTGCTAAGGAATGTGAAGATGAAGAAAACATTAAGTGAGTAAATAATTACTCGTCCTTCACGTGATTAAGTATGTACGTTGTTTACGAAGAACACATTGAACAATTGGAAGAAGAAAATGAAGAACTCAAGCAGGAAGTTCTTGTTCTAAAACGAAAATTGGAATACTATATAAAAATAGAACAAGAAGAGGAATGAATGAGAAAAGTCTTCAAATTCTTAAAATGGTTATGGAATTGGGGGATGGGTGATGATATATAATAAAGTTGTCTAATATTATACAAATGGCATCATATACTGTAACACTTCGCAGTCCTGATGGAACAGAAAATACTTTTGACTGTGATGAGGATACTTATATCTTAGAAGCAGCAGAAGAAGAAGGTCTAGATCTTCCATCATCATGTAGAGCAGGAGCATGTTCAGCATGTTTAGGTAAGGTGATAGAGGGAGAAGTTAACAATGATGAACAATCATTCTTAGATGATGATCAATTAGCTGAAGGATGGTCTCTTATATGCGTTGCCACACCTGAGTCAGATTGTGTTATACTAACAGAACAAGAAGAAAATTTGGAGTAAACTAATGTCTTGTGGAAATCCAATTAAACATAAAGTTAAAGGAGCATTTGATAAAGTAGTTGACTGGGATCGTAAGTTGGCAAGAAAATTCCAGGATAAGTTCAACTTGACAGATTACCAGATGCTTGTGGTATCATTTGCTAAGGGATTTGTTATAGGAGCAATTCTCCTTTGAATGATCAGTATGAATATTTACTGAGGCAATATAGGTTAGCAACAAAAATGGAACTAACTGACGAAAATATAATAGCAGTTCTAGAAGAACTTCTACCATACATCGAAGCAGATGGTGGGTCTTTACAGTATGTTGAGACTGAAGATGGTTATGTTAAGGTAAGACTTGGTGGTGCATGTGAGACCTGTGCTATGAGTGTTATGACTTTGAAGCAAGGTATAGAGAAGAAGTTAATGATGGAAATTCCAGAAGTAAAAGGAGTGATTCAAGTATTATGAACTTTTTTAATTCTATTAGTAGAAATGTTAAGAATATCTTTGTCGGCTCACATAAAGGTGAAGATATTGGTAAGGAATGGATAGATAGTAAGGATACTCATAAAAATCAGATGACTTATCCAGCACCAGATGTGTTACCATATGATCCTTGGTTTGATAAGTATATAAATCCATTAGACTTAATGCCCATTGCTACAGATAAACCTTTAGAAGAAAATAAAGAAGATAGCATACATCACAAGATGTATGAAATTGCAACCTCAAAGTACAATCCATTTTCAATAGGTGGATCAGAAAATATTCATGATTTTGATAGGGATAAAGAGCAAGTTTGGGCAGAAGATCTTCCAGATTTAGCACCTTCAGAGTATGAGCCTTGACTTCCTAACAGTGTCAGTGAGTCCACACTGAACTAGGCAAAAATTACTAGTGTATGCTATAAATATCGGTAGTATGGGATTGAAACTATCATGCCCCTGACTCAACAAAAGCATTACACCGTAGGTTATCATGACCTACAACATAGACATTATGAGATATGTGAATATGCAGTAGATGCATATGAAGCAATACAACACAGTAAAGAGGATGTTCCTGCACTAAAGGAGCATCCTCATTTTATTGATTACTGCACTAGTGAAGAGGTTAATAATATATCTCGAATGATGGCAGCAGGTATACCAATGGGACATTAATTATGAGAGACGAAATCATGTGGTGGATGAGTAGATTAACTATTATGCTCACTTCACTCTTTCTATCATTTTCATTAGCAGCATCAGCATATGCTGCTGAAATACAAATGGGTTCTGGAGGCATGTTAGTCTTTGAACCTTGTGAACTAACAGTTAATGTTGGAGATACAGTTACCTTTGTGAATAATGAACTGCCTCCACACAATGTA